GTTATGACAGTAGATGTTTCGAAGGGAAGAGGACAGGACTATTCTACTTTTAACATACTCGATATTAGCACTCGACCTTTTAAGCAGGTGGCTGTGTATCGCAACAACACTATCTCGCCAATACTCTTCCCGAATATTATTTATAAATATGCGAAAGTCTACAATGATGCTTATGTAGTAATTGAATCTAATGACCAAGGCACAGTTGTATGTAATGGGCTTTATCACGATTTAGAATATGAGAATATGCATGTTGAATCTTCTGTAAAAGCGAATGCTCTTGGTATTGAAATTAATCGTAAAACAAAGAGACTTGGTTGCTCAGCAATTAAAGATATTCTTGAAAATCAAAAGCTTGAAATTGTAGATGAAAATACTATTATGGAAATATCTACATTTGAAGCAAAAGGTCAATCATACGAAGCATCAGAAGGTAATCACGACGATTTAATGATGAACTTAGTGATGTTTGGGTATTTTGTAACAGGATCATATTTTGCTGATATGACAGATATTAATTTAAAACAAATGTTGTTTGATCAAAGAATGAGAGAAATTGAAGATGATGTTGTTCCATTTGGTTTTCATGATGATGGAAGTCAATATATTAATGAATTAGATGTTACAGATAACGAATGGGCCGTTGAATATGACCCAAATCTATAAACATATAAATAATAGTAATTGAAGATAACCGTATTATGAGAACATATAATTAGTAACCGAAGAGGAACAGACATGGCATTAGGCGCACCTTCCGAATCTCCAGCGGTTGTCGTCAAAGAAATAGATCTGACTGGTGGCGTTCCAAACGTACAGTCAACTACTGGCGCGATTGTAGGAAATTTTAGATGGGGACCTGTTGATCAGAGAACAAAGATTGCTAATGAAACAGAATTAGCAGATACCTTTGCAACTCCTGATGAGACAAATACCATCGACTATCACTCTGCATCTTATTTCTTGAGATATTCAAGCAATATGCAAGTGGTAAGGGCTGTTACATCAGCCGCAACTAACGCATTCTCTACCACAAAAGCTAGCCTCACAACTGGTGGAGAAGTAATTGATGGTGACCTGAATACAGGTGGAACATCATTAACATTAACGAATACAAAGTATTCTGCAGATTCTCAAAATACTTTGAGAATTGCAGAAGCATCAACAAATCACCAAAATCAAACAGTTCTAATCAAAAACTTTGATAACTGGGAAGAACAAGCTTCAAACCTTGGTGATATTACCCAAACTCAAGCTCTAGGTACAGATTCTGATGGTGGAGGAAACTTACTTCTTGATTCTGATGCTGGAATCGGTGGTAATATTACATTTGCCGCAAGATATCCAGGAGCACTTGGAAATAGCTTAGCAGTTTCTATTTGCGCAAGAGCAGCAGATTTTGATGGTTGGGATTATGAAGATGATTTCGATGGAGCTCCAGGAACATCATCTTATGTTGAAACAAATCCTGGAACAGCAGCAAATGACGAAATTCATGTTGTAGTTGTTGACGATAAAGGAACAATTACTGGTACAAAAGGAACAGTATTAGAAACATATCCTTTCCTTTCAAAGGTAAAAGGAGCTACAAATGCAGATGGTACAAATAATTATGCCTTAGATGTAATTAACCAAAGATCATCTTATGTTCATATGGCCCAATGGGATTCAGATCAAAAAACATCTGGTGCTGGTGAAGTAATTGCAGATACTGATAACACCGATTTTGCGAGTGCTGTAACAGGGGTTATCGATCATACTTTCAGTAATGGTACAAATTCAGCGGCTTTAGGTGCCTCAGAATATTCAACTGGTCATGATCTTTTCGAAGATCGCGATCAAGTCGAAGTTGATTTCCTCATTGCACCTGGTTTGTCAGGCGATGCTTGGACAACAGTAGTAAACGATCTTGTATCTACAGCTGAAGCTCGTAAGGATTGTGTAGTAACTTCTTCTCCTCCAAGAGATAAAGTTGTGAATATCACAAACACAGCAAATATTGTAACAGATACAGTTGCTGCAGCAAACGCATTAAGCAAAAGATCTTCTTATCACGTAATGGATAATAACTATCTAAAAGTCTATGATAAGTTTAATGATCAATATATTCATATTCCAGCGGCATCTTCAACTGCTGGTCTTATGGCAAAAACAGACATTGAAAGAGCTCCATGGTTCTCACCTGCTGGTTCACGCAGAGGTGGATACTTAGGAATTACTTCAATTTCTTATTCGCCAACAAAAGGTCAACGTGATACTCTTTATAAAGCAAGCGTCAACCCAATTGCAAACATTCCTGGTCAAGGAACATTGCTATTCGGTGATAAGACAATGCTAACAAGAGCATCAGCGTTCGATAGAATCAACGTTCGCAGACTCTTCCTTGTTCTTGAAAGGGCAATTGCAAGAGCGGCTGAGCAAGTTCTGTTTGAATTCAATGATGAATTTACAAGAGCAGAATTTGTGAACATCATCGAACCAGTGTTGAGAGAAGTAAAAGGCCGAAGAGGTATTACTGATTTCCGTGTAGTTGCTGACGAAACTAACAACACACCTGCAGTAATAGATCGTAATGAATTCATTGCAAACATCTTCATCAAGCCAGCACGTTCTATCAACTATGTCACTCTAAACTTCGTAGCTGTGAGAACTGGTGTTGACTTCGAAGAAGTCGTAGGCACAGTGTAAGGAGATAGAAAATGGCAGTTTTAGGTGTAGATGATTTCAAATCAAAATTAAGAGGTGGAGGCGCACGTCCTAATCTCTTTAAAGCAACAATCAACTTTCCTGCCTATGCTGGTGGGGACGCTGAACTTACTTCGTTTTTAATCGAAGCAGCACAATTACCAGGTTCAACGCTTGGTACTATTGTGATTCCATTCCGTGGTCGTCAGCTTAAAATGGCAGGTGATCGTACATTTGCAGAATGGACTGTAACAATTATTAACGATACAGATTTTGCAATTCGTGATTCAATGGAACGTTGGATGAACGGTATGAATGCTCACTCAGCAAATACTGGTCTTTCAACACCTATTCTTTACGAAGCAGATCTGAAAGTAGAACAGCTAGATCGCGAAGGCGAATCAATTAAAGAATACATCTTTAGAGGTGCATTCCCAACTGATTTATCACCGATCGATCTAAACTACGGAACAAACGATGATATCGAAAGATTTACAACAACTTTCGCATATCAGTACTTTGAAGCCGCAACAACTACTTAAATAAATACAGTAATCAGGGCTGGTACGCCAGCCCTGATTTATACTAGGGAATTTTTAAATGGCAGAAAACGATAGAAGTGTTACACTATTTGGTTTTGAAATAAAAAGAAAGTCGGCTGATCCGAAGAAGCTTCCGTCTATTGTGCCACCAGTAGATGATGATGGTGCTGGATATGTTACAGCATCAGGTACACATTACGGTCAATATCTCAATATTGACGGTGATGATTCAAAAGATAACCATCAACTAATTATGAAATATCGTGGGTGTTCTATGCATCCAGAAGTTGATGCTGCGATTGAAGATATCGTAGGAGAAGCTATTGCTGGTGGAGCAATGGAACAACCTGTTGATATTAACATGGATAACTTAGAACAACCCGACAATATTAAGAAAACTATTAAAGAAGAGTTTGATAATATTGTTGCCATGTTAAACTTCCAAGAAAATGGTCATGATATTTTTAAAAGATGGTATGTTGATGGCAGAATCTATCATCATTTAGTCGTTAATGAATCTCAGCTAAAAGCCGGTATTCAAGAAATACGACCAATTGATTCAGCAAAGATTCGTAAAGTAAAACAAATTAAGAAGAAAAAAGATCCTAAAACTGGAGCAAACTTAGTTGAGAAGGTTGATGAATACTATATCTACCAAGAAAAACCAGGTCAACAAACTGCTGGTGTAAAACTGAGTGAAGATGCTGTAAGTTATGTGACATCGGGTCTACTTGATGAATCACGTAAAAAGGTTGTATCTTATCTTCATAAAGCAATTAAGCCTATTAATCAATTGCGTATGATGGAAGACTCACTAGTTATTTACAGACTAGCTCGAGCTCCTGAAAGACGTATTTTCTATATTGATGTTGGTAATTTGCCGCGTGGTAAATCAGAACAATATATGAAAGATATTATGGCTAAGTATCGTAATAAGTTAGTATACGATGCTAAAACTGGCGAAATACGAGATGATCGTAAACATCAATCATTACTTGAAGATTTTTGGCTGCCACGTAGAGAAGGTGGAAGAGGTACTGAAATTTCTACGCTTCCTGGTGGTGAAAATCTTGGACAAATTGATGACATTGTATATTTCCAAAAAAGAATGTATAGATCTCTTAATGTTCCAATTAATCGTTTGGAACAAGAAGCACAATTTAGTTTAGGGCGATCTACTGAGATCTCAAGAGATGAACTGAAATTCCAAAAGTTTATTGATAGATTACGCCGTAGATTTGCTCATCTCTTTTATGGTATTCTTAAAACTCAATTGATTCTAAAAGGTATTATTACTGAAGAAGATTGGGATAAAATTAAAAATGATCTAGTAGTTGATTACGTACGTGATAACCATTTCACTGAATTAAAAGACGCAGAACTACTACGAGAAAAAATTCAAACTCTTGATCAAATGCAACAATATGTTGGAGAATTCTTTTCGAAGGAATTTGTATTTAAAAACGTATTGTTATTAGATGACGAAGAGATTAAGAGGATGAAAGGCGAAATAAAAAGTGAAACTCAATCTGGTGAAATAGAACCAAAAGAAGGTGAAGACAATGACAATGACAACTGATATGATCCAAAATGCATTGAATAAAGATTATAATAAAGCCAATGAAATTTTTGGTGAAATTATGACACAGCGAGTAAATGATGCATTAGATCAAGAGAAAATTAAACTCGCTGATCAAATCTATAACGGAGCTGAAGAAGAACAGCTTGAACTCGATCTCGAGGATGATGATGTCGGAGAAGAAGATAATATCACACAATCCGATGAAGAAAGTGAGACCGAAACCTTACAAGAGCCCGATAATGATGCTGAACTCGAAATGGGAGACGAGGACAGTGAGGACGACGACTCATAATGGAGACGTACGTGAATCTACGTATCGTGTTCTCATAAGTTTAGACAGTGAAAATTTAAATTATTATAAATAATAGTAAGAAGAAACAAATGAAACGGTTTAACTCTCTACGGAAACAAAAAGTTAAAGGAAAAACAAGATCCTTTAATGGAATTAAAGTAGTAGTAACAAACGAAAAAGGAAAATATGTTGCTTATGTAGATGGAGATCCGCTTGATGCATATCGCACTGAACGAGAAGCATTTAAAGCTGGAGAAACATTTATTAAACAATATAGGGATATGAAATGAGATTAATAGCGGAATATACAGAAGACCATCTAGAGGTACTTACTGAAGCTCGTAAAGACGGGTCTAAAAAGTACTCTATTGAAGGCGTGTTTATGTCCGCTGAACAGAAGAACAGAAATGGTCGCATTTACCCACGTGCTGTAATGGAAAGCGCTGTTAACAAATACGTTACTGAGCAAGTACAAAAAGGACGTGCGGTTGGTGAGTTAAATCATCCTGAAGGACCAACTGTTAATCTGGATAAGGTTTCACACAAGATTGATAACCTCGAATGGTCGGGGAACAATGTTGTGGGAAAAGCCACAGTATTGGAGACTCCTATGGGTAAGATCGTACAAGGTCTGCTCGAAGGCGGTGTTCAACTGGGCGTTTCGACTCGTGGTATGGGAAGCTTACAGCGAACTAATGACGCAATGGTCGTTAAAGACGACTTTCTACTCAATGCAGTAGATATTGTTCAGGATCCCTCCGCACCTAGCGCTTTCGTAAATGGGGTAATGGAAGGTGTTGAGTGGGTATGGAACAACGGCATTATTGAGCGAAGAGCAATTGAAGAAATGGAGACTGAAATTAAAAAGGCTCCGCGGGCAAATCTGTACGAAACAGAGGTTCGTGAGTTTAAGAATTTCCTCTCGTTACTCAAATCTAAATTTTAAAAGGAGTCATCTATGACTGATGAAAATCAAGTAGAAGATCAGGATGTAGAACTCCATGACGAAGAGAACGAAGTCGTGGAAGGAACTCATGATCCTAAAAACGCTGAAGCTCAGTCAGTTGCATCTGTAGATTCTGCAGGTGACAAAGGACCTAAAGCTAAGGCACGTAAAGGTGATAAAGGATCTTCTGATCCTATGGTAAAAGCTCCTGCCGATCCAATGCCTAAAACAAAAGCAGGCATGATTAACGCTGCATACATGAAAATGTCAAAAATGAAAAAAGAAGATTTGGCTGGCATGTATGGCAAAATGTTTGCAGAAGGCGTTGAGGATTCTGAAGAAGTAATGGAAACAACAACAGCAGCTGATTTCCAGTACGAAGCAGATTTCTCTGATGATCTTAACGCATTGATTGCTGATGAAGCAACTCTAAGCGAAGAGTTCAAGGATAAAGCAGGTGTGATTTTTGAAGCAGCTATCAAATCGAAGCTAGCAGAAGAAATCGATCGCCTTGAAGAAAAATACAACGAAGAGCTTGCTGAAGAGATTGAATCTACTAAAGCAGATCTTGTAGATCAAGTAGACAACTATTTGAACTATGTTGTAGAAGGCTGGATGGAAGACAACAAAGTTGCAATCCAATCAGGTCTACGTACAGAGATCGCAGAAAAATTCATGAATAGCTTGAAAGATCTATTCACTGAATCTTACATCGAAGTACCAGAGTCTAAAGTCGACCTAGTTGACGAACTAGCCGAAACAGTTGAAGAACTTGAAGAGAAGCTTAACAGTGCAACTGGCAAGCAGATCGAAATGGTTGAAGAACTAGAAACACTAAAGCGCGAAAAAGTTGTTCGTGAAGCTTCACGTGATTTAGCCGAAACTCAAGTTGAAAAGCTGAAAGGCCTAGTAGAAGATATTGATTTCGAAAACGAAGAAACATTTGCAGCGAAAGTTGCGACTGTTAAAGAATCATATTTCAAAAAATCAGTAACCGAGTCTGCAGACTTAGATCCAACTGATGTTGATGACGGAGCAGAAGTAACTGCATCTGATTCAATGTCAAAGTATCTTTCTGCACTAAGACAAACAAATAGGGAGTAATCCATTATGCAAGTAGCATACGACAAACTCGTCGAAAAGTGGAGCCCAGTTCTTAATGAAGAATCTGCCGGCTCGATTAAAGACGCTCACAGA